AATCTCTTTTAATCGAACCACGGCGAAAGCCCCCGTGTAAAAGCGGGAAGGAATTATTCACTTTTAAAATATAAAATATTATGAACTTACAAGACTTAAAAAAAGCAGCCATTAATAATGACTATGCAGCACTAACGCCAATTTTAAATGAAAAATGCATATCATTTATCTCAAACAATGAATTGGATATAGATCAAGACGGCAGTGCTAGTATATATCCAGTTTTGCACACTAGCGGAAATGCCTTTTTAGTAGTTATCGATGTTGACAATACTACATGGATGCAAGTTTGTGAGCAATTAGACGAGGCGCAAAAAGTTGCGACCGATATGCTTTACGATAAATTGATGCTTGCAAATGAAGCGTAAAAACCAATACCTAATAGTTCCATCAATTGACGGCACTACTGACGCGCAAGTATTTACCGTACAGCCCGCACCCAAAAACCTAAAAAAGAGAATTTTGGCGGCTCTTAAATCTGCTAAAATTCGTGAAATGGGCGAAAATTCCACACAAATGGTCGGTGCTGGATTTACATTTGAAATGAGTAACCATCACACACCAAGCGGATTAATCGCAAAAAGATTGAAATAACATGAAAAATATTGTAAACGCTGTAAATCGCAGCCCGATGGGCATTTGTACGCAATACCAAAAGCCCCGCCAATTTGCAGCACTCGCAGCGCACCGGATTAAGTACAAGTATGCCGAGGAATTAGCAGCAGAGATCGTGCCAAAAATGGGTGAGCGGTACTACTGCATTGTAAACGGTACTTTCATTTTCGGTGATTTTATTGAAGCGTTTATTGTGCAAAATAACTGGCTCGTTAAAAATTTGAGCATATCCACGTTGGGCTACAATCAAAATAATGTAGATAGTTTTGAAAACCTTATTGAAGGCGATTTTGTTAAAAAATTGAGCATTGTTGCATCAGCGGAATTTTACGGCTTTGAACGGGCAAAAGATCGTTTAATACCGTACACTTATGAGAAGTTAAACACGGGTAAAATTGATTTTCAATTGAGTTTTGCAGATACTCACATGAAAATTATAAACATTGAGACGGAATGTGGTATCTTTGTGACAATTCATGGGAGTGCAAACCTTCGCAGTAGTGGTAATATTGAGCAATTCGCAGTTGATTTTGACCGCGATATTTACGATATTAACCAAGAGGTTTTTGATAAGATTTTGGAGCAAACCAAAACTATTAAAACCCCTATTAGGGGCAGGGCTCTTTGGTCGGTTATTGAATAACTAAATTACATAATATGAGTGACAAAAAAAAGAGTATTGCAGCACAGTACAAAAAATTGAAGTCAAACAAAACAAGTGCCTCAAAAAGAAAGCCAAAGCGAAATTTCGAGTTCGCAAAGCCCAATACGATAGCACCGTTTTAAACAGCAAGCCCGCAAACACAAAACAAGTGTTGCGGGCTTTTTATTATTTTCACTTATTTTCAATAATTTTTACTCCTTAATGCTAAAACCTGCTCGCGCTCAAACCGTACAGATTTACCGACATAATGCCTTATTAGTTTTCCGGCGCGGGCGGCATTGTCTATCGTGGACGGACAAACAGACAAAAGGCGCGCAGCCTCTTTCTTGGTCATATGGATTAACTCATCATGGGTATTAGTATCATATTCATTATATCCAATGTCTTTAATAATAGAGTTCATTATTTCTTTTGCCAAAAAAACCCGCTCTACGGTAGTTAAAAATCTTGTTTCTTTTAATATTTTATTTACTATTCCTTTGTCCATTTTCTCTATATTTTGATTTGTAAATTAAGCCACAAATATACAGCATCAAAACAATATTCCAACACGTTAACCCGATAGTTAACAATATTATTATGTTTTGGCTTACTTATTGCCGCACCTTTGCGAAGCATGGGCATTATTCAAACAATTGCAAACAGATTTGGTTACGCTCCAATACCGCAAAAATCAGAAATTGAGGAACGCAGCACCCTGCAAAATCCTGAACAATGGTTTTTGGATTGGATTGGCGGCGGTAATCAATCTTTGTCGGGTGTAAAAGTTACGCCGGATAGTGCGCTATCTATTAGTGCTGTTTATGCTTGTTGCCGTACAATCTCTAATACAATAGCCTCCCTACATTTAGGACTTTACGAAAGGTTGCCTAATGGCGATATTAGAGAGGTCACGGATACGCCCGAATACCTTATACCATGCCAAGAGCCTAACGAGTTATACAGCCGTTACACGTTTGATAGTACCAGCGAGTTTCATTTATCATTAAATGGAAATTCTTATACACGTCTTTTTTTCGGTCGCGGTGGAAGGATTTCAAAAATGGAAATACTTTACCCCGAAAACGTGACACCATTCTTGAAAGACGGCAAACTGTTTTATCAATACACCGACATAAACAATAAAACGCACACGGTCTATGACTGGGAAATACTGCATTTTAAGAATTTTTCAGCAGACGGATTAATTGGTAAAAGCCCTATACAGGTAGCGCGTGAAACGTTCGGAATGTCTATCGCTGCAAACCAATACGCCGCAAACATGTATAAAAACGGCGGCTATGCAAAAGGCGTAATTGAAAGCCCGCACCAATTAAAAACGGAGCAAATAGCGGAACTAAGACGGTCGTTTATGGCTGTTTTGCAAGACTACCAAAACACATCGGGCATTCCTGTTTTGGGCAATGGCATGACTTACAAACAGATTTCTATGTCTCCAAAGGATGCTGAATATATCGCAGCATCTAAAATGAGCATATTGGATGTTTGCAGGTATTACGGAGTGCCGCCGCACATGGTTGCAGAAATGGGCAACACGGCGTATAGTAATATTGAACAGCAAGCGATTGAATTTGTCCAAAATTTGGTAAGGCCAAAGGCGAAACTTAGAGAAACGGAAATGAATCGCCGTATTTTAAGGCAGTCAGATAAAGGGCGGTTTTTTTACCGTTACAACCTTGACAGTCTTTTGCGGGGTGACACGGCGGCGCGTGGTGAATACCTTGTTAAGATGCTGCAAAACGGCGTTTATAATATTGACGAAGCGAGGGCATTTGACAACATGAACCAATTACCGAACGGATTAGGCAAAGCGCATTACAGGCCGCTTAATATGGTAGAAGTAGGCACAACGCCCGAACCAACAACACAAAATAACGACCCACTAGCAACGGGCGCAAACGATACAGACAATGGAACACCGCAAGCAGGAAAATAAAGACAAGGCCACAACAGCCGAAAATATAAACGTTCGGCTTTTCGACATTAAACACCGATCAGAAGAGCGCATGGATGGCGAAAAACCGAAAAAGGTTATTGGCGGACTTGCATCAGTTTATGATAAATATACCGATATGGGATGGCATTTAGAGGTTGTGCGGCGCGGCTTTTTTGATGAAATAGACACAACGCAAACGGCGGCACTTAAAAACCACGACCCCAACTTCATTTTAGGCCGCACGGCAAACGGTACATTAAAATTGACCGATACCGCAGACGGCTACGACTACGAGGCAATTGTGCCAGATACGCAGGTAGGGCGCGACACATACGCAGAAGTAAGCGGCGGTTATATTTATCAGTCGTCTTTTGCATTTACAGTAAAAGAAAGGATTTGGCGCGAGGTTGATCGATCGGAATTATCCGGAATGGTTGACGAAAAGATATTGGATCGTATTTCGTATGGCGGCAAAGTTGACATTAGGGAGCTAGTAAAAGGCGATAAACTTTACGACGTATCACCCGTGACATTTCCAGCATACGGCGAAGCAACAAGCGAAGCCCGCAGCCTAATTGAAGAAAGGAACGCTTTTTTAGGCAACAAAAGAGATATTGACGAACGCGCAAAAGTAAAGATTGAGATTGAAATAGATACAAGCGACACCGAAAGCGATGAGCCGGAAACACCAGAAATGGACGGCGAAACAACAGCAAACGCACGGGACGCAATAAATAAGAATTTACGCCTCCGCATGGCAATTGCGAAGGGCAATACATTAACGCAAATAAATAATTAAACTATGTCAGCATTACCCAATTTTCGGGAATTGAAGCAGAAACACGATGCCGCGCTAACTGCCATGCAAGAGGCCGTTACAGAGCAGAGCAAACCAGGTCTTACAGAGGCACGGTTAAAAGAGTTGGACGACCTTTTTGAGCGAGCCGAAAAAGACCAAGCCGAAACATACAAACTTTTGCAACGTGCCGAACAGGTCGCAAAGATTGAAAAGCAAGGCGCGGAGGAGTTCATGGAAGAACGCGAAAAACAGGAGTTTGAAAACGGAACAGCAAAGGCAAAGCGTACCAAAGAGGCCGAAAATGCCGAAAAGTTGGACATTTTCGCACGTGCTATGCACTTAGGCGTTTCAAATTTGAGCGATCAGGAGCAGCGCGCATTTAAGGGTATGGCCGTAGAAACACGTGGCACGTCAACACAGATCAGCGGAACGGCTGGATTGGGCGGATACCTTGTGCCTGTATTACTGCAAAACGAGATTATTAAGTTGATGAAACTTTATAGCGGCGTTTTGCAGGTTGCTAAGGTTCGCTATACAGCGGGCGGCGGCCAAATTACATTTCCATCACGAAATACCACAGGCCGTAAGGCGGTCAAAACATCTGAAAGCGGTTCAATCGCAGTACAGGACATCACATACACGCAGGTCGTTATGGATGCTTACAAGTATACCGACGCGCTAAAGGTTTCTTGGGAATTGTTGCAGGATAGCGAGTTCGATATTTTGGCAGAATTTACCGACGCATTTTCTGAATCGTTTGGCCGCGCTGCAAACGATAGCCTAACACTAGGTGATGGTACAGGCGATCCAAACGGTGTTGTAGTCGCCTCTACTTTAGGCAAAACAGCAGCATCGGCAACAGCCATTACTCTGGGTGAATTGATCGACCTTTCACACGAGGTTGACCCCGCTTATCGCAGTTCACCAGCGTGCGGCTATATGATGAACGACAAACTTTTGGCGGTAATCAAAAAGTTGTCTTTGGCCGCTACCAATATGGGCGCGGGTACATGGCAGCCATCGTTCCGTGACGGCGCACCTGCTACTATTAACGGTTTCCCTTATTGGGTAAACCAAGACATGGTATCAACTATTGCAACCGCAACAAAAACCGTTCTTTTTGGCGATTTCTCAAAATACAATGTTCGTATCACTAAAGATATGACCATTATGAGAAACGACGCACTACACATGGCTACGGGCGAAGTTGGATTTTACGCACATGCCCGTTGGGATGGTGAATTGTTTGATACAACCGCCGTAAAGCACTTAATTCAAGCGTAATTATGAAA